TCACGTCTGTTGCTTTGCACGGCGATGATGAGGAAGCCCCTATTTCAGTAGCAGGGCGTATTGAACTTGTGCCGGTCCAGCCAAAGGCCAGCGGTTGACCCCTCAGATTGAATTGCCTGAAAAGCTGGTTCCCGTCTTTACAGGTCCGGCTCGTTACAGGGGCGCATACGGTGGACGCGGTTCGGGTAAGACCAGATCATTTGCCACCATGGCCGCCGTCCGTGGGCTTATGTACGCACAAGAAGGGCGCTCAGGGATAATCGTAGGCGCTCGTGAGTACATGAACAGCTTGGACGAATCATCCATGGCTGAAATCAAGGCGGCGATTGCGTCTGAACCTTGGCTTGCTGCGTCCTATGAGGTTGGCGAAAAATACATTCGCACCAAGGATAGGCGGGTTGAGTTTGACTTTGTCGGCCTGCGGCATCACCTGGACAGCATCAAATCAAAGGCCCGTATCCTGATATTGTGGGCCGATGAGGCCGAGCCGATTACCGAAACGGCATGGGGAAAGACAATCCCAACGGTTCGTGAGCATGAATCGGAAATATGGGTAACATGGAACCCTGAGCGCAAGCAAAGTGCGACACATAAACGCTTCCGCGAGTCCCCTCCGGATGACGCGAAGATTGTGGAACTTAACTGGCGTGATAATCCTTGGTTCCCGGACGTTCTTGAACGTGAAAGGCTGGAAGATTTCGTAAAGCGGCCTGACTCATATCCCCATGTGTGGGAGGGTGAGTTTGTAACCGTGATGGAGGGGGCCTACTACGCAAGGCACTTGACTGCGGCAAGGACGGAGCGCCGCATAGGGGCTGTATCTGCTGACCCGCTGTTACCTCTCAAGACGTTTTGGGACATTGGTGTTAGCGATGCGACCTCAATATGGGTTGCTCAATGGGTTGGCCGGGAAATCCGCGTGGTCAATTACTACGAGGCCGAAAACCAGCCTTTGTCAGCCCATTTGGCGTGGCTGCGCTCAAACGGATATGAAAGCGCAGAGTGTTATCTACCGCATGACGGCGAGAAGCGCGACCAAGTGACGGCAATTCGCTTTGAGGACCATATTAGGGCTGCGGGCTTCAAGGCCAAAACGATTGCAAATCAGGGGCGTGGTGCGGCTCTCAAGCGCGTTGAGACAGCGCGACGGCTGTTCCCGTCCATGTGGTTCAATGAAAAGACAACGCAAAGCGGCCTGGATGCTTTGGGCTGGTACCACGAAAAGAAAGACGATGCGCGAGGCGTAGGGTTAGGGCCTGACCATGACTGGTCGTCACATGCGGCTGATGCTTTCGGCCTGATGTGTGTGGCGTACGAAGCCCCGATGAAAACGCCAACGATTAAGCACGTCCCACGGAAGGTTATCTGATGGTAGAGCCTTTTCTAACTGAACAAGAACTTGATTTTATATTGAGCCGCGAATCTTGCCCTGTCCCGCTTGAATGGGAAGATGAGGCGATGGAAACGGAATTGGACGTTTTGTCCATGATGGGTGCAGAGGGGTTCCTCTGGGCGTGCCCGGGGGACGGTGTCAAACCAAATTTCCAAAACCTTTCTGCGTGGCCCCTTGGTTCGCACTATGCCCAAGAGGTCAGGCACGTTGATGATGGGCAGCAAATTGATTGGAAATCACCTTCTAGAATTGGCTGGTTTGACCCCACACCTATCGTTTCAGATATTCTCGAGACGACATATGAAAAGGGGTCTGGCACTGTGACGTTCAGCGCCTCAGATGGGCGGAAGGTGTCTTATTCTTGCTTTGATGCAAGCGGCCAACCGCGCCTCTCTTCTCTCGATGCCGCACATTTAAGGGACATTATTCTCCGTCTTAGAAATCAAGAGTGAATATGGCAGACCGCGATTACATACCGCTGGTAAGCGACCTTGTGAAAGAGTGCGAAAACTATCGCGACACTCTCTCGGCAGATCGTATCAAGGCGACGGAATACTATGAAGGCGTGATGAATGACACGCCGTCTGACAAGGGGCGCTCGTCTGTTGTCAGCCGTGACGTGCGTTCAACGGTCCAGAAGGTTCTGCCCGCTCTTACCCGCCTGTTTCTGGGCAGTGACCAGATTGTTGAGTTTCAGCCTTCACAGGAAGGCGATGAGGACAAGGCCGAACAGGCTACGGACTACATCAACGAGGTTGTTTTCCCTGAGTGTAATGGAGAAGATGCGGTTACCGACTCAATCCATGACGCGCTCAAAACCCGCAATGGCGTCCTGACGTGGTGGTATGACGAAAAGAAGCGCATTTCTGTCTCTCGCCATACAGGGTTGGATGAGACGGCCTTTGCCACGTTGGCGTCTGAGGAAGGCGTTGAGGTTCTAGAGCATACGGAGCGCGAGGAAACTGTTGATGGGCCAGAGGGGCCAGTTCCCACGGTTGTCCATGACCTGAAATTGCGCCGCAACATTACTGAGCGCAAGCCCATGCTTCAGGCTATGCCGCTGGAGGAGTTTCTTATCCACCCTGACGCGCTTGATGAGGACACGGCCCCCTGCATTGGCCGCAAGATGCGCCTTCGCCGGACTGAACTTGTCGCCATGGGGTATGATAAAGAAGTTGTCCGTGCCTTGCCTGTAACGGGCGCTGATGGGCAGCAAGAGGAAGCAGAGGAACTCAATCGCCGGAAGTTGATTGAAGGCGGCAAGAATGAACTTGCTCCAGAGCTTCAAGAGATTGATTACTATGACGTGTACGTCAAACTGGACATGGACGATGACGGCATAGCGGAATTGCGCCGTATGTGCTTTGGCGGCAAGATTACAGAGCAGGGCCTTCTCATGAATGAGGAGGTTGACGAAATCCCTATCAGCATCATCAAGGTCAAAGCGCAGCCCCACCAATGGGAAGGTGTTTCGGTTGCTGACGATGTGATGGATTTGCAGCGCGTCAAAACCGTTCTTTTGCGTGGTACGCTGGATAACCTCTATTGGCAAAACAATATGCAGATTGCCATGCAGCAGGGTGCGGTCGTCAACGCGGATGCTGTATCAAACCCGCAATTCGGCCAGACAATCTGGCTTAATGACGGCTTCAAAGCCAACGAGGCCATGCAGCCTATCCCTGTTCCTTTTGTTGCTTCCGAGTCGTTCGGAATGCTTGAATACATGGACAGGGAAGGACGTGAACGTACGGGCATCAGCGATGCAAGCGGCGGGCTTCCCCCTGACGCACTTCAGAACGTGACGGCAAAAGCCTCTGCAATGCTGGAGCAGCAGCAAGTAGGCCAAGCCGACCTCATGGCCCGGACGTTGGCCGTGGGCTTCAAACGGGCATTCAAGGGCCTGTTGCGTCTTATCATTCGCCACCAGGACAAGCCCCGCGTTGTTCGCCTCCGCAACGAGTGGGTGACGTTTGACCCGCGCCAGTGGAACGCCGACATGGACTGCACCGTCAACACTGGGGGTGCTGGTACGCGCGAACGCGATATGACTGTTATGATGCAAGTCATGGGCCTGCAAAAGGAAGTCCTTGCTGCCATGGGGCAGTCAAACCCGTTTGTGACGCCCGAGAACATCGGCAACGCCTTGTTCAAGGTTGCCGAGGCGGCTGGTTTGAAAACGCCGCGTCTGTTTTTCAGCAAGCCTACGCCTGAGCAAATTCAGGGCATGATTGAGGGCATGAAGAACAAGCCTGACCCTGAGATGATGAAGATTCAGGCCACGACGCAGGCCGAAATGCAGATTAAGCAGATGGAACTGGGCCTCCAAAAGGAACTGAAACAGCTTGAAATGCAGGCCAATACCCAGAAGGAAATCGCGCAATCGCAGGCGGCTGTCGAGGAGCGAACGGCGGTCGTTGCAATTGAGGCGCAGGATAAAGACAAAGACCGGGCGCTTAAACAGTATGAGATTGACGAACGAAACCGGATTGAATGGGCAAAACTTGGCGTAACCCGTGAAACGGCAGAGGCAAATATTTTGCTTAAGATTAAGCAGGAGCAGGACGCCAAGGCTGCGGCGGAAAAGGCGGAAGCCCAAAAAACAACTGAACGTCAGGAAGATGTTGAGCGTTCAAGCAAACCAAAGCGAGTGCAGTTTATCCGTGACGAAAACGGTGAACTTGCGGGCGCTGAACAAATTAACTGAGGTTTTACCATGCCCAAAAGCACAGCAACTTGTAACAGCATTCTTGCTTTGATTTTCAACGCGACGGCATGGGCCGATATTGCGGAGAATGATACGTCAAGCCCTATCGGCAACCTCTATCTGTCGCTGCATACGGGCGACCCCGGCGTGGGCGGCTCGCAAACGACAAATGAAACGGCATACACAAACTATGTCCGTATTGCAGTGGTTCGAACAACTATCGGATGGGATGTCCCGTCAGGCGGTGCCACGGCAAACGCTGCGCTGGCACAGTTTGCACAATGCGGCGTGACTGGTGCCACGATTACCCACGTAGCCATCGGCACGGCGTCCAGCGGTGCGGGAACGGTGCTTTATGCAGGGGCGCTTTCATCTTCACTGGCTGTTGCCAACGGCATTCAGCCACAGTTCGCAGCGGGTGCGCTTGATGTCAC